CTTTAAATACATCTTTACATTCTACTTGTCTTCCATCTTCAAATGTTACTATGTATTTCTTTTTATCGTAACTTGTTTGTATTACTGCTTTCATTATTTGTTCTCCCATTTTTTAATTTCATTCTCTAAATACCATTTGGCTTTCAATAAATCTTCTAATCCGTTCTTTCTCTTGTGCCTACTAACATACTTAATTACATTAGAGATAGACCAACTAAACTCTCCATTATTTGCCTCTATGTATTCAAGAGGACTTATCTTTAATTCTGTATAGTGTGGTGGTTCAATATTATTGTTCATTTATTCTTTCCTTAGCTATATCAAAATACTTATCATCCATCTCTATACCTATAAAGTCACGACCTAAATTCTTACAAGCTACACCTGTTGTTCCACTACCCATTGTGAAGTCTAAAACTAATTTACCCTCATTTGTATATGTTTTAATTAAGTATTCCATTAATGCTACTGGTTTTTGTGTTGGGTGCGTGTTTCCTTTTCTGTTCGCATTAGATATATCTATGATGCTTTTAGGATTTTTACCTTTTGTAGTATGCACCTTGTCTCCAGTTCCTTTTTTACCGAAACTTTCTCCACCACCATACTTGTCTTTGTAGTTTCTTACTTTTTCTAAATCTGTTTTTATGGGGTAGAAACTTTCTTTTGATGAGTTAAAAACTAATATATTTTCGTGTATCTTCATTGGTTGGCTTTTTGCGAGAAACACATTTCCAGCAAGTCTTTTGTCCCACACCCAATCATACTTATAGTTCTTAATATTACTCATTCTTAAAGCACTACTAAAAGGCTCACTTCCAAATAAAACTATTGCACCATTAGGCTTGATAAGTCTGTTTAGTCTTAACCACATTTCTTCAAAGTCAATTACTGAATCCCACTTACAAGCAGTAGTTCCGTAAGGAGGGTCTGTTATAATTGCATCTACCTTAATACCCTCCTCAATCATTCTATCCATTGCTACTAAACAATCTTCGTTCTTTAATGCTATTCTACTCATTTATTTTCCTTTGTTAATTTCTTTGTCATATTTTTATCATATGATAAACTATTGTATTATATGTTTAGATATTAATCTATTCCTACATCTCTTCTTGAATCATCTAGTGATTCTGTATTTCCCTTCATTCCTGTAAACTTACCATATTCAGTAAGAGTATTAGTTGGTTCAATATCACCTTGATAAGCTTTATACTTATAGTCTGTTGGTTCAATAACAGTTGCTTTGTTTTTCTTTAACCATTCCTGTTGTAGGTCTACAGCCTTAGAGGTCATTTGAGTCTTTTGCTTAGTTCTTCTAACTATTACCATTGAAAGTGATTCTTTAGGTGTTACCTTGGGCATAGATTCAGCTTTAAACATAGGAACTTCTATCTTTTTAGATTGAGGTACTACTTTAGGTTTACTCTTTACTTTCTCTTTTATAGTCTTAATTACTAGTTTCTTCTTTGTAGTAGTCTTCTTAGGTTTAGGTATTACTGCTCTATCTTCTTTAAGAGTATGACCTCTCTTCTTTGCTCCTAGTTTACCATTACAACTATATGAGCAAGTAACTGTCTTTATATTGTGAGCAATAAAAGGAGTATTACACTGTACACATATCCTATCTATATTGATAGTTGGTCTAACTCTTTCTCTTTGTTTAATAGCATTAACTACCTTTCTACATTCATCTGAGCAAGTCTTCTTCCTACCACCCTTAGGTATGTTAAATGTAACTGTACAATCTGGAGCTTCACAAGTTCTATCTTCTCTCTTGTTTCCTGATATAAGTCTATTTTTGTAATGAAACTTATCTCTACAACTCTTACTACAGAATTGTTTGGTTCTAACTTCAGGCATAAACATTTCTTTACATTCTAAACATCTCTTTTCTTTCTGTACTACTTTTTTCTTTTCATTGTTGAAAGATTGCTGACATTCTCTTGAACAGAATACTGTAGTTGAATTAACCATTCCCATATCACTATTACAATGTTTACAAAACTTATGTTCTTTAGGTTTAGATTGAGTACATCTCTTAGAACAAAATCTAGTACCTAACTTAGTATGATTAATATCTGCATTACATACAGTACATCTTCTATCTCCTAATCTTTTAAGTTCTTCTTGTCTTTTCTCTTCTCTTTTGTACTTTTGATTGCATACAGAATTACAGAAATGTTTAACTAAAGTCTTACCTCTAGTTTCTGTTACTGCTCCACATTGTTTACAGTTACCCTTTGCCATTACTTATCCTTGATAATATTCTTTTCTATTTATTCTGTCTAATTGATCCATGATATTATTAGTGGTTTTAAACTCACTACTAGTGCCTATATTCTTCTCTAAATCAAAGTATAGGGTATTAGCTAACCTTAGACATTTCATCCCTGCTGATCCTTTAAATACATCTTCTTCAGCTAAGTATAGACAAGATGATACACCTAATAATAAAGCATTACCATCTACATCTTCACCATTTGTTATTGTTTCTAGCTTATTATATGCAGATGTTACATATTCTACAGCTCCATTCTCAGTCTTAATTCCATGGTTCTTTTGAACCAGTTGTAATAATTCTTTAACTTCTGGATGTTTACCTTTAGCATCATCTAAAAATTGAGTTAAGAAACTCATTGCTAAAGCACTATATTCTTTATGATATTCTTTCATTTACTTATCCTTCCACTTTACTTAATATTAATCTTATTAAACAATGTTCTCCATATGTCTTAGCATGATTATCATCTATATCTTTAAGTAACTTAATTAGTTTCTTTGGATCTATTAGCTGTTGTGGTTCTGTGTATATGTTCATTTATTATCCTTTGGTTATGTTATTTAAAAATCTATCTGTGTGGATAGTTCTTGGTTATCGACTTGTGTATTAAGCCTACTTATTTGTTGTAATAATTTCTGCTTGTTTTTTGCTATATAATTGCCGTCATCTAAAGCCTTAGTAGCTTTAAATAACATTTCATTTGCGACATTTAATGACATAACTTTAATTTCTGCTTCTGTAAAGATCATCATCTCTTACCCTTTCATATAATTCTATTGATTTGCTCATTTGGTATCCTTTATAGTTCATAATAGTTCAGTATTACAGTGCTTACAATTCTCACAAGTTCTTGATTCAAAATCATCATAAATTTGATCTATAACTGAGCAATGATTACTATCACAGTAATTATCGAGGCTATCATATTCTATTTCTATTAAGTCTTTTGCTTCTTCTCTAGTCATTAATTATCCTTCATACCCATCACGTCACTTAATAATTCTTTACTAATCATATTTGGTCCCCTAAGTCTATTTTATACCTACAAGCTTTGATTCTTGCTTCCGCTTCAGCCAACTTTAGTTGAAGCCATTTATAATCAGCGTCCTCACCTTTTTGAAGTCTTTTAAACATCATCCAGTCTTCTCTTGCTTCTTGTAATTTCTCTTTCATATCTTCTCCTTCATTAGTTATATAAACGAAC